AGTTAAGATTTTTTTAAAGAAAGATGTTATTTATTTAGTTGGAATATGCTAAGCCACCCATACCCGACATGATCCGTAAAACGTTGTAGTTGACAGCATAGACTGTTAGATTACAAGTAGTTGCGTTAGCGTCAAATACCATTTTTGCATTATCAATTCTTGAAAAGTTACAAGTTCCAGACGGTTGGTGTTCCTCCGGTTTTAAGGCAAAGGAATAGCAGTAAATATGTTTTGATGGTACGTTATGACCTGCCTGAAGAGGTTGGCAAGTTCTAAAGTACGAAGCATTACGTTTTGCAAAACGATCATGACCATTAAGTTGAAGTCTCATAAGACTAAAAGCCTCATTTGAATCCGAGGATCCCCCAATAACTTCGGATGTACCACCAGCGCGACTCCAATAATTAAAGTAATCGTTGCCATCTGCGATGGCTGATGCAGTATTTGCTTTAGCATCTATTGCTCCTGATCCACCAGCAGTGGCACTTACTTCAGTACCGACTTGTGTATTTTGAAAGGTCCAGATTAGTTCCTTGACAGGATGATTAAAGTTTAATTTTTGAGAAACACCCGAAGCAGGTGACGATTGTTCTCTCTGAAGTTGTTCAATAAGGTATTCGTGGGAAACCTGTGCGAATCTACGGCGTTCATCAGTGTCAAGGTATATGTAATCAGCCCATAATTGACATTCCGTAGGAGCCACATCAGTAGCGGTCAAGGCATCACCGTTTAATAAACCGTTAATTGATCTAGTAGTTAATTTAAGTTTAACCTCGTGATACTGAAGAGCAATTAAAGGTAACGCAAGACCTGGATTACGACAGAACCAAAACTGTAATGGAACGTATAAACGTAAAGCGCTTGCTACACCCGGTGTAGATGATCCTAAATAGGCATTCTTCGCAGCATGCTTATTAAGACCGACCCATTCTTGATCATCGTGATCGGTTAATTCATTCCATACGTCTAACCACTGGCTGTAATGACGGTCAATTCTTTGACCACCGATTTCAATTTCGCATTCTTTAACAAAGGCGTGACCAGTATTGTTGGTCCAATTATTATAGGTCCCACCACTGGCGGCCGTGCACGGCGCGAGTTTAACGTCTAACCATAATCTACCTACCAAATCACCATTGCGCGAGATTGTGGATGTAACTGTAGAAGAACCAGTCCCCACAGTTCCATTAAATGTCTGCTGAATGGCTTCCATCGAGAAGTTGGTATGCCGTCTGTAGACAACCTTAAAGAAAGTGATTTGCGGGTTACCCGTAAGGTAGATATCCTGAGCACCATAAGCTACAAGTTGCATTAATCCTCCTCCCATATTTTTATACCTTAGCATAGAAAAAAATTCCATTAGTTTATAAACAAATTAACTTGAATATGCCAATCCACCCATTCCTGACATAATACGGAGGACATTGTAATTGACAGCATAAATATTACTTATCGTTCCAGCAGCACTTAACATTAATTTCGCGTGATCTATTTTGGAGAAATTACAAGTTCCGGAAGGTTGATGATCCTCTGGATGAATGGCGAAGGAATATACATTAATATCTCGGACTAATTGAGAACATCTTGATTTTGGATTAAGGGATGCCCCGATACGAGTAATTATAAACTTATCTCCAGCAGCTCCCGGGGCATTAGCTCCCAAATGAGTATTCTCTGTAACCATGCTACGGTCAACTGTGACTGCTTGTACTTTTTCATTTACTCCAAAGGCAGCGACTAGCAAGATACCAGTTGCAGCTTCGACACGATAGCAATGGTGTCTTTGCGAATCAGTTGTATCAACATTTTGGTCATTATGAAATACATCAATAATATCGCCGATTTTATATTCAATCGTCGTATTTTCTCCGGTTTCTTTAATTACGAACCCCATACCTGCTGCTGAAGTTGCCCCCAAAACATTTGACGAATGATTCGTAGCGACCATAGCCGTATCAGTGGTAATACTTGCGAGTGCTCCCCCAATTGATATCTCATCCGCACTTGTCGTATTAGGTGTTTCAGTAATACTTGTTGAGTGTGTAACGACGGGAGCAACAAATGGTTTCACAAACTCGCTAAGCTCTTTTTCTTTAATATTGTATCCAGGGACAGATGTATGATGGACCAACGGTTGTTTAATTTGGAAATATTCACGAGTTTGTTCTGGAAATCTATCGTGACCATTTAATTCTAATTTTACTTTTTGAGTTGTTAATGAAGTTGAAACTGTTGTCCAAATTAATTCTTTAATCGGATGTTCAAAGTTTAATTTATATTCTGTCACGGAATCTCCTTCTTCCTGGATCTGAAGTTGTTCAATTAAATATTCGTGTGATACCTGAGCAAACCGTCTCCGTTCATCAGTATCTAAATAAATATAATCTGCCCAGACTTCAACTGCAGGTGTCACGGCAGCACTCGCTTTGCGACTCATACCCGGTGTCGTCGCAGCACCGCTTCCCCAGGTAAATTTAATATTCACTTCGTGATACTGAAGAGCAATTAAGGGAAGAGCTAATCCAATATCCCGACAAAACCAGAATTGAAGAGGAACCATAATTGATTGTTGATTTGTCACACCTTTGGTGACCAATGTATTCTGAAATCCTCCTGTCAGATATTTATATCCATCTGATTTGGACACAGGTGTAGTTAATTCAGCCCAGACTTGATTCCATTCTCGGGAATGTTTATCAATTCTCTGTCCTCCTATCTCAATTTCTGCTTCTTCTATGATATAATCTCCACAGATACCATCCGTTGAATCCTGATCACACCTGACCCATACTTGATGTAATAAATCACCGTTCCTAGAAATAATAACGGAAGCATCTTGTGTCGTGGTTGCAGAAATCGTAGAAGGACCAGAAATACTTTGCTGAACACATTCCATTGAGAAATTAGTATGTCGTCTATAAATGACTTTGAAGAATGTAATTTGGGGATTCCCTGTTAAATAAATATCTTGTGCTCCGTAGGCAACTAATTGAAGTAATCCGCCTCCCATGATATATATTATATGACTAATATAAAAATTAAGTCATAGAAAACGAAAGTTTTTAAATAACATCCATACTATGAATGAGTCAGATCAGAAACAAAGATTCTATGATTCCACAACATCCATAGAATCAAATGAAGAATCATCATCATTTGATATCCGGAACTTTATGAACTATGACATGATACAAAGAATGCTTGTAAGTAATCCTACAGAGTTATCTTTATTTGAAATAACTTGTATTCTAATCAATACGAAGATTAATCAGAAAAAATAAAAATAGTAAGTCAGTGGCTACATAACTAGATGAACGATTTGAATAACTCGGTAGTCACAGCTTCATCTTTCTCTAAGTCAAGAACTTGTTTGACAGGATTCATTATTTGATTGGAGATATAGAACTTGTAATCTATCTTCAAGTTATTTTCAGAAATATAATCGGGATGTTCAATCCTATCCCCTTGTAGGATTTTCCGTTTCTTAAGTTTAGGTTTTTTATTCTTATAATATCCTGTGAGTATTGGGTTTTCATCAACTTCCCTATACATGAAGGGAATACGATCATTCGGTTTTGGTTTATTACCGGGATTTCGTTCAGCCATTCTGTCAGCCAAGACTTTATGAGCAATCCCTGCGGGGTTTTTGTAGTAGCCGCTCAAAGACTTGGAAATAATGAACATACTTTCCTCAATATCTCCATCCTTGATTTTTTGAAGAATTGTTCGTAACCAGACCATTGCTTTATCAACGCTCTTTTGATGCATAATGATCTCTACGACATTTCCGAACACGTATTTGACAATCGGAGCATTATCTCGTCTCTTCATGACAATACCCATCGAGGTTCTTTCGGGAGGTTTGTCTGCGGAGAATTCATATTTATCACCTGTATAACGTTTCTTGGATATGAGAATGAATGGCCAGAATGTTTTCTCATATTCTAGATCTTGAGGAGACCCATTGGGTTTCCATTTCTTATCTGTAATCCATTTTCCTGATTCAATACCACACTTAATACAATATTTCAGTGCTTCTTTTCCTTCAAGCCATTTACCTGTATCTTTATCTCTGCGAGAAAACTTTACGAAGACAGAGTCAGTATCACCGTAGATGACTTCAGGAGGATAATATCCTTTGTCCTGAGCCCATTCCTTGACCCCTTCTTCCGCATCATTAATTCGTTCTCTACCGATGGATGTAGTGCAGGCGGCAATTTTCTTAAAACAGATGGAACTGTGTTTGGCTCCCATCTGACCATACACTGAATTGGCACTGACTTTGTAGGCAAGTTGAAGACCATCCAACACTTTCTGTTTGTTAGGATCATTTGTTTCCTTAATAAGTTTCCGTGTTTTTTTCCGTTCCCCTAGTAATGTTTCTAGGATTAAAGGAATAATACCCTTGGGTTCCTTAGCGAAGTAGCAAGTCGTTTTTGTATCCGTCTTGAATTTATGAACGGTCTTTCCTTTTGTTTCATATCTGTAATCGTCATAAGATATCTTTTTATGGGGTACGTTGGCGATCCAATCATATTTTGTTGGATTCAACTCAATGTCTTCTTGAGAACATAAATAAGTTTCATGAGACGCATTTTGTTCGCAGATAGAATTCGGATAGAGTGATGCGAAGTCAAGAACACAAATAGGATCATCAGAGTAAATTCCCGGTGTCGGTTCCAGGACAACCGCACCTTCAAACCCTTCATCATTTGTCCCATTGAAGTTTTGTAAAGTGGGAATTCTCGTATTCTGTAGAGAACACGTTTTGCTAACGAGTGAGAAGATCTTAATACCTTGACCCCGTAGGAATATATATGATAAGGGAACAGACGATACGGCGGCCATACCCATATTATTCGGAATAATATCTAGTTGCTGAAGTAGATGAATACATAATTCACAATCCATGATACAATACTTAGCGATAATAGCTCTACCTTTACTCCTTCCATTCTTATGATAATCAAAGATTTGTTGAGGAGAGACATCGTCTTTTGCGAGACACCATTCATAACTAATTAATTCGTTTGATTCTGTATACTTTGAGAGATCAATCTGTCCGTCAATGAAGATGCGTTTCTGCTTATTTCTATATAGTATTATAATCTTGAACTTATGATTCTTATGATAATTGACGTTTCCGTATTTAGTTATAAGACGGATCGTAATATAATCACCGGCTTTAAGATTACCTAGTGTTCTTGTTTCTAGTAAGGTGCCCGGACATGCCGAGTTTTGTTTATTACCAAACCAAAGTTTCTTGGAAATAGTTCCTTTCATGAAATGGGCGGATACATTATCTAATTTGTAGGAATCTAATGAATGGGATTTCTGAATTTCTTTTTGAATATCAAAGACAACCCTACCATCCATCGCAATGTATTTTAGAATATTGTCTCCTAGACCAGAAGAACTTAATTGTTTTGACATCATTTTACATTGTCGTTCCCAGTAATTTCCATAATATTTGGAAGTGATTTTGGGGGCGACCACGTCTTCTTTATCAAGTGAAGTAATTTTATCGGATTCCTTATTCCTCATTAAGCGACCTAGACGATAGAAATCATGTTTGGGACATGTGTGATGACATCGGGCCCATTGACCACCCTTACAGTCCTTGGAACACGGGAACAGGAAATCAACTCGTTTGGAGATGTATTCAAAATCAAAACCAAAGATATTGTATCCGGTAATTAGATCTGGATTATGATGTAGAATGATATCTTTCCATTTTAGAAGTAACTCTCGTTCAGTCTGGCATTCATAGACATTGATACCGTCTATATCATCACATATTTTCTCCTCTGGTTTGTCATCATTGCCACTAACTACGATAGAACGATCATAACATTCGGTATCTCCATATTTATGAAAAACAGTTCCAATTTGAATGATTGGATCACCTTTAACGATAATAGGATATGGAACCTTAACCGTGTCATGTTTGATAGTCGCCTTCCCCCCTCCGTTGAGATCCACTGTAATGCTGCCATTATCTCCCACAACAGACACCTTGCCCGTGCGCCCGTCGTCCAGCCGCACCATCGTGTCCGTGCCGTGGCCTTTCGCTGCATCCCACTTTTCATACTCACACAGATTATTCAGTAAGGTAGTCATATCGTTAATTGCTTTCTCACGTGTCTTACTAGATTCCTTGGATGTTTTTAGGTCGTGAAGGAATGAATCTGTCAATGATTTCTCAAATTGCTTTATACTTAATTCGGATGGTTTCCCGTTGAGAGTATAGATAGTTTGGACATCATCAGAACCCTGATCAAATGCATCTGTGACACATTGGAGGATAAATTGTCTCTGGAAAGAATCTCCAGTGCAATTATGACTCAATCGGAAATAGGATTCGTGAATGTCTATGGCTACTTTCTTACAATCTTTGGTAGGATTGGGGAAGTCTCCATGGGAACTGTCACACTCAATATCAAAAGATGCAGTCACAAATTTCGCAAGATTATCTTTTTGTAGGGGAGTGATATGTTTTGAATAGATGTTATCCAATTGGATATCAACATTGAAAATAGGATCTTCAGAAGGCTTCTGATTATTCGGAGGAGTTACACGGATCCATCCTGTAGATTGTATATCTTTATGGTGAAGGAATCGTAAGATTGGATGAATCTTAGATTCATATAGATTGGCAACACAGTCACAATTATGTTCCTGGAGAAACCATTGTTTCAACTTATTTTCTACAGATTGTAGAGCAGTCGGTTCTTTCTTCTTATGACACCAACGAATAATGATTTTCCCTTGTTGTATGAAAGGTAAGTTTAATTTATAGATATCTTGGATCGCCGAAGAACATCGTTTCATATCTCCATAGGATTGAAATGATAGTTTTGCGAATTTATATTTTTTAATCTTTTTATAGGAAGTATCGTAATTATATCCATAGAAGTTGTATGATTTAGAGATATCACTATGATCAAGAAGTCCCGTCCAATGTCCTTTTGGTTTTATGGAGGGGATTAGATTTTTTATGTATTTCATAAATGAAGTTAAGGTTGATTTACTCCAGTTGTCGGGGATACGCATATAGAAGTAGGGTTTGAATCCATTGACATTACAGACAATACTATCTCCGTCGGTTGTTTTACCGTAGAATGTGATGACAAATTCTTTGTTCCAGAAGTCTCCATCAAGTGGCGTGTCATCTGATAAGATATCAATTATCTGGAATTCATAGGATCCCATGGTTATGTTATACTAAGATGTATAACTTTCAATTTTAAATAGGAATCAATTTTTAATCTAGTCCAGTTTATATATAATAAGATGAATACGTTCATAATCTTCTCCCTAACGATCCTGATATTATTTATGATTGCCCATAAGATATACAGAAATAAGGACATTCTACAAGTACAATCAAAGGCAGATGATCGTGAATATATTGTTCGCAAGTTGCCAGATTCACAACAGGCGGCTAATAAATTAGCAACTATAAATAGGAATGTTCTTGCTTTATTAGAACATATCAAAGGGGATCAGAAGAAGGGAGTCAAATACTTAGTAGATAGATATGATCCAGATCAATTATCTGAGACGGCGGTTGATGCAAAATATACATCCTATTCGGTCAATAAGGGCGAATCAATTGCGATGTGCTTGCGAGAACCAGATAATTCATTCATAGATATGAATACAGTTAATTTTGTAATCCTCCACGAATTAGCTCATGTAATGACTGATGAAGTCGGACATACAGATCTGTTTTGGAAGAATATGGGTTATTTATTAAAAAAAGGAGAAGAGATAGGAATGTATAAGGTCTTTGATTATGGTAAGGGACCTGTCAAATATTGTGGTGTCATAATAGATTCAACACCCTATGAATTTAAGACAGAGTAGTTTGAAATGAATCAACTCCGTATGGATTCAAAAAATAATGTTTCA